AAGGGGTGCAGGTAGTTTCGGCCCGATAGTGATAAATTCAGGTATAACGGTTACAATACCTTCAACGTCTTCATGGACTATCGTTTGATATGGCATTAACTCTTGATGGTTCGTCGGGAATAGCATCTGTTGATGGTTCAGCAGGTAGCCCTAGTATTCGTGGAAGTGATTCAAATAGTGGCGTTTTCTTTAGTTCTAATGTTGTTCGGATTTCGACTGATGGATCAGAAATAGGAAGGTTCGACGATGCTGGAAATTTTTTAGCTAATACAACAAGTATTCAAGCAGGAGTTAGTGATTCAAGTGGGGGAACTCAGTTTTGTGTTAATTCAACTTCAGGAGGATTTAGACTTACGCAGACAGATAACACGTTTTGGAATTGTTTAAATAGTCATACTTATCTGATTAGATTTAAACGTCTAGGCTCTTACACTGGAAATATATTTAGTGAAAGCAATGGAACAACAACATTTAATACAGGTTCAGATTATAGATTAAAGCAAAATATAACAGCTTACACAGATGGTATTACTAAGTTGAAAAAACTAAAACCATGTGAATTTGAATTTAAACTAGAACCTGGCAAGGTTGTTGATGGTTTTATTGCTCACGAAGTAGCTGAAGCTGGTCTTCCTTGGGTAATAAAAGGAACAAAGGACGCTGTTGATTCTGAAGGGGAGCTTGATCCTCAAAGTATGGATTATGGAAAATTGACACCAATTCTTACTGCTGCATTACAAGAAGCAATTACTAAAATAGAGACATTAGAGACTAAAGTAGCTGCATTGGAGGCCGCCTAGATGTCAAAGATTAAGTTAAATGCTGCATCAGGTGGAGGCTCAGTTGCCTTTGAAGGAGCAGCTTCAAGTAGTAGCGATAAAGTTATAAAATTTCCAGCCGCACCAGGTGTGATTGTTCAGGTTATTAGTGTTTCTACAACCCAGACTGCCACATCTACTTCAACATCTTGGTCTACTACTGGATTCCAAACAGACATAACACCAACAAGCACTAGTAGTAAAATACTTATTCAGTGTTCAGGGCCAATGACTGGTTTTGCTGGTGGTTCAACGCATCAACGTGGTGGATTAAAACTTTACAGAGGCGGTTCGGGAGGAACGTCAGTAGAAGGTTCTGCTAATGGTTTATCTTGCCAATATAGTGGTGATAGTACCTATAGCGATGTTCATTTGCTTTGGTGGGATGCTCCCGCAACTACTTCGGCTATTACTTACACGATTATGATGTCAAGAAGAGGCGGTTCTGGAACTTATTCTTTTATTAGGGATGGAAATCAAACAGGTTCGCTTGTGTTAATGGAGGTTGCAGGATTATGAAGTACACAGTACCCGATGCTTTATTTGCATTAAACCCAGAAGCAGAATGGACTTGCCTCGGCAATACTTATAGCGGAATTAATTGGTTAGACAAAAGTCATACAAAACCAACAGAAAGCGAAGTAACCGATAAAGTTGCTGCTCTTGATGCAGCCGAACCAATGAGGTTATTACGTGAAGAAAGAAACAAGAGGTTGGCTGAGACAGATTGGCGAGCCAGTTCTGATTTGACCATTAATACAGATTGGAAAGATTACAGGAAAGCTCTTCGTGACTTACCTGCCTCAAGTACCCCTAAACTAGATAGTGAAGGGTATTTAGACTTTTCTTCAGTTACTTGGCCGACTAAACCATGAGTACATTAAAGGTTAACGGAATAAGGCATACAGGAGCATCAAGTGATGCGATCACAACCGCTAGTGATGGGACTTGTACCGCAAAAGTAACTAACAGAAGTAATAGAAATATTATTATTAACGGTGCGATGACTCAAACAAATAGAGTTGCCCGTGGAACAACGTCGGCTGGTAGCGTTGGGGTTGGAACTGGGATCGACATTTGTGACAGATGGCTTAGAAATATTGATCTCCCTGGTGGTGTTAGTAATTTCACCATGTCGCAAGATACCGATTGCCCTGGTGGTTTTGGATACTCTTTAAAAATCACGCCAAACCAATCAAGAAGTGGATCCCTTAGCGGTTCAGATAGGTTCTTTTTACAACAAAAGATAGAAGCACAAAACATAAGAGATAGCGGGTGGGATTATACAAGTGCCAGTTCAAAGATGACTTTTTCTTTTTGGATTAAGTCAAATTTAACGGGAATAGTAACGCTTGAATTTAATTCTCCCAATTCAAATGCAAGTTATCAGCTATATCATCAAACTATTTCGATTAATAGTGCAAATACTTGGGAAAAGAAAAGCGTACAGATAATTGGCAATTCCAATCTAGCGTTCAATGGTGATGCGGATTTAGGTTTTGTTTGTACGTTTATGCTTTTTGGTGGCCCAAACTTCACAAGTGGATCGTTCTCTACAGGCTCGTGGCACGACACAACAGCAGGGAATAGATGCAGTGGTTCAAATATTGATCTTTCAAGTAGTTCAAGTAATGCAGTTTATATAACAGGTGTTCAATTAGAAATTGGCGACACAGCTACAGATTACGCTCACGAATTACATTCAGAAACTTTGGCAAGATGTCAGCGTTATGCTTTCAAAATGGAAGGGGATAATACTTCAGCGACTAATCATGCAAGATTATTACCTGGATACCATACAACTGGCTCTCAGGGATTACAGCCAATTATTCATCCTGTTCCAATGAGGGCTGTTACGGGTAGATCGGTATCGCACAACATTAGTACTCTTAGTAGTCAAGTTGGTGGTGGAGGTAATCACACACCACCGAATATTTCTGTTAATGGTGATGCTTGTGGCACAACAATTACTAACCTCAATATTGGTCTTAATAGTGGAAGGAGTGTCGGGGCTTTGTTTGCTTGGAGGGTAAGTTCACAGAACAATTGGTTCATCCTTATTGATAACGAACTATGACTATTTCAAAAGTATCTAGGACAACTACAGACGAGAATGGCAACAAAGCCTTGATCGTTTTACATTCATCAGGAGAACAATTTTCATTCCCTGAAACTGATGCTGCTAAAGAGCAACACAGTGCAGCATGGTTTGAGGTTGAGGCATGGGTGAATGCAGGAAACACCATTACCGACCTTAGTTAACAATGGCTATTGCACCTGGCACGTATGACATGACGATCCAACGAAGATCGGATCATAGTGTGTCTGTTACTTTGAAAGATTCAAGTAATGCTGCTGTAAACATTACAGGTTATACATTAGCCTCACAAATTTGGGATTCAGGCAGAACAACAAAAGCCGCAGATGCAACGGTTTCTGTCACGAATGCGTCAGGTGGAGCATTTGACTGGAAGTTAACCGACACTCAAACAACTACTCTTACTGCTGATGAATATAAGTATGATGTGTTATTAACAAACCCTTCAGGGCTGAAAGAGTATTGGCTAGAGGGTACTATTTATATGGATGAAGGATACACTGCATGACCACAGTAAATATCACAACCAATAAGAACACAGTTACTATTGACGAGGACAATAGTTCAGTCATAACGGTTGCAACTCAAGGCCCGCAAGCTCCCAATCAAGTTAATGTTGATAGTGCTGTAGATAAATCTATAGTCTATTATGACGGTAGTTCTTCAAGTCTTAAGGCCAATAATACTTGGACTACAGACACACTTACAAACGGAGGTAACTTCTAGTGGCTAACACGATCAGAATTAAAAAGAGAGCTGCTAGTGGGTCGGATGGTGCGCCGTCTAGTTTATTTCCTTCAGAATTAGCGTTTAATGAAAGTGATCTGAAACTGTATTACGGTTTTGGAGATAACGGTGGAACACCACCTTCTGCAAGTTCAATTATTACCGTTGGTGGTTCTGGAGCGTTCTTTAATAAAACAGATACAAGAACAGCAAATACAGTTTTAGTTGGCCCTGCGAGTGGTTCGGCTGCGGCTCCTACCTTTAGAGCTTTAGTTGCTGCTGACTTATTAAAGCTAAATGAATTTACGGCTCCTGATGGTGCTGTTGCTTTAAACAGTCAAAAGATCACAGGGCTTGCAAACCCAGTCTCCGACAGTGATGCGGCCACAAAATCATACGTGGATTCCACCGCAGAGGGATTGGATGTCAAACAATCCGTGAAAGTGGCGAGTACAGCGAATTTAACATTGTCAGGTACCCAAACCGTAGACGGTGTTTCGTTATCTGCTGATGATCGAGTACTCGTAAAAGACCAAAGCACAGCATCGCAAAATGGCCTTTATAAAGTTGTAAGTGGCGGAAGTTGGACAAGAACAGATGATCTTGCTGCTGGTTCTGATGCTGCGGGAGCCTTCGTTTTCGTCGAGTCTGGAAGTAGTGCTAGTGATACAGGTTGGGTGTGTTCTACTGATAAAGGATCAGCAGTTGTTGGAACAAATAATTTAGCCTTTACTCAATTTAGTTCCGCAGGAGTTACATCCGCAGGAGATGGACTTGATAGAACTGGAAATGTTTATTCTGTCGATCTCAAAGCAAACGGCGGTTTAGCAATTGAATCGACTGAACTGGCTTTAAAACTAGACGCTAGTTCGATTACTGGAACGCTTGCCATTGGAGATGGTGGAACTGGAGCAACTTCAGCCAGTGCGGCGAGAACGGCCCTTGGTTTGGTAATCGGAACTGATGTCCAAGCACAAGACGCTGGATTGGCTGCAATTGCAGGATTAGCAACAACTGACGGCGGAGTAATTGTTGGTAATGGTTCAACCTTTGTTCTTGAAACTGGGGCAACTGCGAGAACTTCTTTAGGAGCGCAAACATTAGCGGCGGATCTTACTTCTTTATCTAGTTGTCAATCTGGTGGAGCTGCGGCCTTAGCTGCTCTGACTTCGACAGAGATTGGAATCCTCGACGGCGCAACCGTAAGCACCTCGGAGCTGAATATTGTTGATGGTGATACTTCTGCGACCTCTACAACTTTGGCTACGGCTGACCGTTTTGTTTGTAATGACAATGGCACGATGAAGCAAGTCGCCTTGTCTGATCTAGTCACTTTCCTTGAGGATGGTTCTACTTCTGGCTTCGATGTAAACGGAGGAACATACTAAAACAAATCAAACACTAGGAGGCTAAAAAAATGGCGGTCACAATTAAACTCAAGAACGCAAGTGGCAGCGATCCGAGTGCAAGCGATTTAGTTTTAGGAGAGTTAGCGGTAAGGACTGATAACGGTAAAATCTTCCTAAAGAAGGATGATGGCAACGTTGCAGAAGTAAGCGGCGGTGGTATTGATGACGGAGATAAAGGTGATATTACGGTCTCAAATAGCGGTGCGACTTTTACGATTGATAATTCAGCTATTACTACAGGCAAGTTAAATAATTCGGCTGTAACTTTTGCGAAACTTCAAGACATAAGTCAAAACATAATAGTTGGAAGAGTCTCGTCTGGTAGTGGACAAATTCAGAGTCTTACGGCTGCAAATGTAAGGACAATTATCAACGTAGAAGATGGAGCTACTGCCGATCAGTCAGCAAGCGAAATTCTTACGTTGTTAAAAACAGTAGATGGTTCTGGTTCAGGATTAGACGCTGATACTTTGGATGGATTGGGCGCACCAAGTTTTGTGAGATCAAGTGCAGATGACACAATGTCAGGCATTTTATCTCTTACAAGTAGTTCTCAATATCCACTCAATATTAATGGTTCAGATAATGGTAAAATCGTTCTTCAAGGTGCAAATAATCCTTATATAAGGTGGAGAGAAGGAAGTACAGACAAAGCTTATATTCAGTGGTCTACTTCAGGGTATCTACAACTTGCGAATGAAGAAGCAGGTGAGATTTTAAGATTAAAAGATGGTGCCAATGGTCTTGTTTGGTCAGTAGGGGGTACTGAACATGTTGTTTATCACGATAATAATTTAACAGTCGGTGATGGAGGATTAACTCAGAATAATTTTACCAATTCAGATCACAGTAAATTAGACGGAATTGAATCGGGGGCTACTGCCGATCAATCAGCCTCGGAAATCCTTACGCTTATAAAAACAGTTGATGGTTCTGGTTCGGGGCTTGATGCTGATTTATTAGATGGTTCTACTGGGGCCGATTATCTTAACTACAATAATTTTACAAATACACCAACAATACCGAGTAATAACAATCAACTTACTAACGGTGCAGGATATATAACAGCAACACTAACGAATGAACAAGTTCAAGATATTGTTGGTGGAATGGTTACGGGTAACACCGAATCAGGAATTACTGTTACATATCAAGATGGTGATGGAACATTAGATTTCTCTGTTGCATCTCAAACTGATAATAATTTCACAACAACACTAAAAAACAAACTTGATGGTATAGCGGCAAGCGCAACTAATGTAACGAATAACAATCAGCTAACGAATGGGGCAGGTTATACAACTTACACAGCAAACCAAGCAGTTAACACAAGTTCACAGCCTACGTTCTTGGATGTTTACACAAACGGATGGTTTAGAAATAATCAATCAGGAGAGGGGATGTATAACCAAGCTAATGGTATGCACTGGTATTCAGGCGGCGCAGGATATATGGACATTGGCGGTGGTCAATCTGGACAAGGTATTCGCTGTAGGGACAACCATAATGGAACACTACGAGGATACTTCTATTACGACAATTCAAATCGAATTGGTATTTTAGATGGAGACGGAAACTGGGCGGTACGGGTAGATAAAGATGTTAGTGTCGATTTCCGAGTCAATTCAACCATTGAACTAACAGTCTTACCAGATACGGTTAGATGTGAGGGTGCTTTCTTTGAGAACAACCAAACAGTAGCAGCGAACAAAACAATTTCAGATGGCTATAACGCAATGTCGGCTGGCCCTATCACTGTTAATAATTCAGTGACCGTTACGGTTGGAAGCGGTGAAGTCTGGACTATAATTTAGAAAAAACTATTGTATGGCTATTACAACTGAATCCGTTAAAAAATATGCAGAAGGCTTAAAAGCTGATCTCACAAAAGCAAAAGAACGCAAAGAACAATCAGAGCAAATCCTCAAAGAAGCAGAGACTCAAATCAAGGTTCTTGATGGAGCGTTGCAGTTTGCAGGTCTGTTGATTCAAGAATCTGAGAAGAATGAGTCTTCTGAAGTTGAAGGCGCAATAACACTTGAAGGGGAAGCAGAGCAACCAAACCCATAAAAACGATTAAGGTAGTATGAGTAATAGCTTTTAAAATAGCTTCTTTTACCATGCAAAAAATTCTGAACATTATCAGTGTACTTTCTTTTGTGCTTGTAGCAGCAATCACTGGTGGTGGGGTATTTGGTTATTTATGGATAACGAATGAAGATAACCAAAAGATGCTTCAAGATAAAGCAATGGAAAAGGTAATGGGGGCAATGAAGTTACCTGGATTATCTGGCCCTGCGTTACCTACTGGAGCGTTAAGTCCTGCACAGCAAAAGAATGAAGAAAAGAAAGCATTTGGTTTGCCTAAGTTTTGATTCCTAAAGTTGAGATTCCTGCTATTGGAGTCAAGCCTGTCAATACTTATGTCATCAATGCGCCTGTTATTGATGCTCCGAACGTACCAGTTAATGTTCCAATAGGTTTTCCGATTATTGAAATGCCTTGTGTAAAGGCAAGAAGAAGTATTGAAAATGATGCACTTATAGATAACGATCCAAAAGGGAACATGATCTTATGCCCTGGAGGAGTTCCAGCGTATGAGCCAATGAATTACGATCCATTGCAGTTGGTTCCTATAAAAGACGAAGAGTCTCAACGATACGAAGAGCCAGAAATCCCTCCAGCAGCAGAAGTGCCAGAACAACAGCCAGAAGAGTGTCCTCCCGATGGTGCGCCTGAGATCGGTACAAAAGTAGAAGAAGGTGCTAAACAGATTATTAAGTATGAATTGGTTGGAAACCGTTGTGTAACTAGATATAAAAAATTAAATGTCCAACAACAGATAATTGATGCGATCCCCACAGTTCCACAAGTCGTAAAAACTGGAGGGATAACCCTTGTTGCTACTACTGCTGCATTGAGTACACCACTGCTTTTAAAGGCAGTTAAACCGATTATTAAACAGATAGTAAATAGGGTTAAAAAGATATTAGGTAAGAAAGTAAAGCGACCAAACTTATCTGAAAAAAGGACTAATTCTTATCGGGAGAAAAGAGGTTTACCACCATTAAAAAATAAGGTAGAATCAAAAAAGCAAAAGAAGTTGTAGCCAAGTCCTAGACCTCTGTAGTTACAAAGAGCTTTTGCTTTAGCAAGAAAAGTTGTAATCACGCCTATTGGCCTCTAGTTAGAACGAGTTCTTGCTCTTATTTAGAGTCAGGTTGAGATATAACGTGTCTATGTGGTAAGACTTGCCCCATTTTAGGTTTAACTACAACATCTTCACAGAGATGGAAATAAGGAGAATCTTTAGCGAACTCAATCCCGCCTAGTTTCAATTTTCCACATTCTCTCAATCTTGCGATGTGCCAATCTAATTTTTTATTCTCAATTAGTTGTTGTTGATGATCTCCTTGCAGTTTTGCGTTTTTTAAACAACGCTCTTGAAATCTTTTATCAAGTGGCATAGAAAAAGTTAAACTAGCACCAAGATTTAGTGAAAAATTATCCTTCTGTCCTGTGCGTGTTCTTTGGTGAAATAAAAGCTCTCCTTCATCGCTATAGACTGGAGAGTCGTACCAGTATTCTCTAGGTTTAGAGAACGAATGTGAGTCAGTAACAAAAGGAGAAAATGTTAGCATTGGCCCTTGACAAACTACTCCGCCTCCGTACTGATTTTGAACGAGATTTCCATTTAGTTGCTGTATAGCCATATTGGTCAACGAAGCTGATGTATTCGCCACGGGCGCAGCAGTTTGACTTACATTTGCTAACGCACTTTGACCACTAAATAATATTATTGCGAGAAGACTGAAGTTGTTTCGGTAACACTTTCTAAGACTGTTGTTCGATTGATTGTTGTCATATTGGACAGACCAGGGCCAATGTAACTTTCTGCGTATTGAAACGCTTGACCTGGATTGGCAATTGTGACGTTTGGTTTGGTTGTTAAATCTGCTCCTGTCCATGTATAGCTTACTCCGTTAATCGTTTGGCTCGTCTCTGCAGGCGATGGTGAAAGGGTCGCACCATCAATAGCAAGATTCGTTCCATTGATCGTATAAGTATGCCCAGTGTTGAAGTCAGTAGAGACAATAGATTCAGTAACATTTTGAGTGGTACGTGTGACTGCACTCATTGTTCCGCTAGAAAAGTTGGGAACGACTGGCACAGCTAGGATCTGAGGCGTATTTAATATTAACAACAACGGCAAATAACGCTTCATTTGTTTATATCCATGTAGTGTTTCCACATTAGGAAATTAAATAAACAGAAGATAAGAACTGCTATTGAGCAAACAAGGATTGGTACGTGCATCACTTCACCGTCACGCTGGTCACGACAGACCCCACAGCACTGGTATTTGCTCCTCCAGCAGTTAGTGTCACCACCCCCGCCGAAGTAATCGTCCCTGCCAAAGTACCTGCAACACCACCAGACATCGTTAAAACTTCACCGTACGCTGGCATATCAGCCACCACACCTGAAGTAACATCAACACCTGAACCTATTGGATTTGTAGCATCCCCTTGAGTCCAACTTTCAGAAAAACTGAAAGCAGCCCCAGCCGTATTTACGTCATACGCTCCAACATCAAGTGTCGCTGCTGTAGTAGCAGTACCAGCAGTCAGTTTGCCAAAATGAGCATCAGTAGCAACTTTAATATTGGAACCTGAGACTGCGTAGGTACTACCTATACGATTTGCATCCGTATAAGCTCCATTGACTGAAAGCTGCGTTGAAGTTGTGATGTTATGCGTCATATCTGCACTAACAGGAGACGCTAAAAGGAGAAGCAGGAAGAGTTTCTTCATAAGTAAGCCTTACTAATCTGTGCTAATAATCCTAATACTGCCAAACCTGCACTAACAACTGCTGCTGCTTGGAATACCCTTTTTTCTAATTGTCTAACTCTATCCTCTAAATCTCCTATCTTTTCTTCTGCTCTTTTGAGCTTCATTTCTGTACAGACAATACGAGTTTCTTGTCTTGCATCTATAGAAAGATCTTCTCCCATCATGTCAACCTCCCATCAGGGCCGATCTCTTTGCCAGTAATAGGATCTGTCTTTACAACTTCTGCTCCATTGATTTGGATCGGAGTTAAGACACGAATTGTTTGATAGTTTCCACCCGATCCAGCCATCATTGTCTCCATTTCTTTCTTGGTCATTGGCTTGTCTTCTGGAGGAACTTCAAACGTGCCATCACCTTTCTTCTTAGCTGACTTCTCTAAACCAAAACTTGCTAAAGAAGAGGCCAGGAGCGAAGCTGGAAATGTAATATCCTGCTTTTCTCCACTTGTTAGGCCAGGGATCTTAGGTAAGTAGTTTAAAGTTACGAGACTGCCACTCCAAAAAACTACCAAAAGCCTGACTGCAACTGAGATGTATTCAAATTGCTCGTCACGATCAGGAACTTTATCTTTAAGTTTTTCGAGTAAATTTTTCTTTTCTGGCTTAGGTTCAGGCATAGAAAAATAAAAACAATAGTCTAAGATTACTCCTAAAACGTACAAAATGCCTCAAGAACTACTCGCAGCATTGATAGGGGCAGCTATTTCTGGAGCGTTAATGGTCTTAGCGAACCGTTCCAATCGTAATCAAGGTAATTTTCGTGAAATATTCCATCGTTTAAATGCTATTGAAAAGGATATAGCTAGACTAGAAGTTAAAAAGAGAGATCCAAACGGATGGAGGAACAGATAGCAAGAG